ACTTGAAAAACATTCTTGGCAAGATCGATCCCGATCACAGCGATTTGTTTCATCTGAGTCTCCTGGTTGGTGATAGAGCCACTACCGTAACCCTTTCGGGGCGGAGGAGTCCATTCCATTGCTCTACTTGGGGATGAAGTAAAGCGATTCATCAAATCTTTTTTATCTGTCGCTTCGCGGAGACTGATCAGCCAAGGCGTGCGCAATAGCGGCCGTAGTTCGACCCAGAGGGATCGATGAAGAGGTAAGGGCGACCGGGTGCATGCACTTCGACACACAGCCTGCCATCTCCGTAATAGCCGCCCTTGCCATTGAGCCAATCGCGAGACTGGAGCAGGTTCACTGCAAAGCTGTCGAACTCTGCTGGCTCCATCTCGCGAGTTTCGGTGATGTAGACGGTGCAGTCTTCGCTGCCAGCGATCTCGCTCATGGTCGCTGGCTTGCGGCCAAAGGGCAGACGGATGCCGAGCTCTTCGACTTGCATGTCCTTGCCATCAAAATGGATGGTCAGGGGCTTGCGTTCAATCGTGATGGTCATGGTTCTCATGTGAGCCTCAGGCAGCTTGGTTGGTGATTCGGTAGATGCGGTCTGCGCCGACTGGCTTGTCCGAGGTGATCTCCAGGCCCAGCTTCTTCTTGAGGGCGCCCGCCATGGCGCCTCGCACCGTGTGGACCTGCCAACCTGTGGCCTCGGTCATCTGGGGCAGTGTCGCACCTTCTGCGCGAGTGAGAAGCTCAATCAGTATGGCTTGCTTGGTGCCTTCGCGTTTGGCGCGCAGCGCTTGATTCGTGATGCCAATCGCCTGTAGCCCTGTGGATGTGGCCACGTACACCTCAGGCTCTGCGGCGCTTGGCTCGATGAGTTCTGCGTTGTGCATCGAGCTCAGCACCTTGATGCGAGCCCCGCCCTTGAGGGTGTCGGGGAAGTTGGTCAGTTTCTTTTGTGGATGCTGCGCAGCCGCTTCGAGCAGAGCGCGTTGGGTGTCCGTGAGTTTCATTGTTTGTCTTTCGATGTTGTTGATGTGTTTTTTCCTGCTTCGTTCCCTGCGGCGTAAGCAGCCTCCAGTGCGCTCTTGACGGCCCAGACCGAGACGTCGTGGAAGTCCAGGCGATCGCTGTGCTGTGTCTCCAGCGTTTCGATAAAGAAATGTTTCAGAGCGATCTGCTCCAGCAGCTTGTTCAGGTCCTTGTTTTGTTTCATTGGCTTGGTTCCTTTCGTTCATCCAATGTGATGGATTGACGCTCTGAATCAAGGTGAAGCCAAGTCAATTTTTGAAGCTGTCGCTTATTCCTTGAAAGACGATTGAGATGCCGCGAAGTGCGCCTACTCCATGCCGATACCCAGGTTGCGCACAGGTGCTCAACGTGCCTGGGTACTGCACCAATCACCAGTCGAAAGTGCACCGTGAATACGGCCGCGCGCGCAGAGGTTTTGATACGGAGCTGGGCTTCAATCAATCGGCCAGGTGGCGCAACACCCGTGCAGCAGTGCTACGGGATAACCCGCTTTGCTGCAGGTGCCAGGCCAAGGGGCTGTTGCAACCGGCCAAGGTCGTTGACCACATCGTCCCAGTCAAAGAAGGCGGTGAGCGCTTTGAGCGAGCGAACCTGCAGAGCCTGTGCGTGCCCTGTCACAACGCGAAGACCGCCTCAGAGACCGCGTCCTCGCGCCAGTGACCCCGTCCTGAGGGGGTAGGGGGGATGAATCTCTACAGACTGCCGCCCAAGATGCGTTGGCCTGCGCAAATTTTTGTGCGTGCAAATTGAACAAGGGGGGGTATCCCCCAAAGCCTGCAGCAAAGGCAGTGCATCAGATGAACATCAAACCAAGCGGGTGATTTATGGGTGGACGCAAGCCACTGCCGACTCAAGTCAAGCAGATCAAAGGGACCTTGCAGCCATGCCGGACCAACTACCACGAGCCCATCCCTGAGGGCTTGCTGGTCGAGCCTCCGGACTACATGCCAGAAGGTGCCAAAGCCGCCTGGCGCTACGCGCTGGAATGCGCCCCGCCCACGCTGATCCGCAAGCTGGACATGTCCGTGCTGGAGATCTGGGCTTGTGCGGCTGATCTGTACCGGCAGGCCCAGGCAGGCATCGGCAAGACGGGGCTTCTGGTGAAGGCGCCCCACAGCGGCGTGCCCATGCAGTCGCCTTACCTGGCCATTGCCAACAAGCAGGCCCAAATCATGACCAAAGCTGCGATCGAGATGGGATTCACCCCGGCATCTCGCTCGCGCATCTCCATTCCAAACGAACGCCCGGGCGAGGAGCTCGATCTCTGGGAGGACATCGTGGGTTGACCCAAAGGGACACAGGATGAGCACATACGCCGCGAGCGCCAAACAATATGCCGAGCGCGTTGTCTCCCACCAGATCCTGACCTGCGAGTGGGTCCAGAAAGCCTGCAAACGCCAGCTCGATGACCTGATCCGCTTCAAGCGCAAGAGCAGCCTGTTCCAGTTCAACCCGGAACTGCTTGACCGCTATGGCAGGCCCTACAGGCCAGCGGACAACCTTTGCGCCTTCATTGAGCGACTGCCCCACGTCAAAGGCCCACTGGCCAGCAAGATGATTGTTCTGGAGCCCTGGCAGGTGTTCATCCTGTCCACGGTCTTTGGGTGGGTCAAATCAGACGGCAAGCGCCGCTTCAGGCGTTCTTACATCGAGGTGCCTCGGGGTAACGCCAAGTCCACCCTGTCCTCGGCAGTAGGTCTTTACATGCTGGCAGCCGACCGCGAGGGCGGCGCTGAGGTGTACTCGCTGGCCACCACCCGCGATCAGGCACGGATCGTCTTTGGCGATGCCCAGACCATGGCTCGCCTGAGCCCAGGGTTTCGGAACCGTTTTGCCGTGAACGTCGGGGCGCACAACATGCATGTTTTGCAAACCGGCTCCAAGTTCGAAGCGCTCTCTGCAGAAGGCTCCACGCTCGACGGCCTGAACATCCACTTCGGCTGCATCGACGAGTTGCACGCCCACAAGACCCGAACGGTCTATGACGTTGTGGAAACCGGTACCGGCAAGCGGGACAACTCACTGCTGTGGGTGATCACCACGGCTGGCAGCAACCGATCGGGCATCTGCTACGAGGTCCGAAGCTTTGTCACCAAGCTGCTCAACCGGGTGTTCGAAGACGACTCCCAGTTCGGGATCATCTACGGGCTCGATGAAGGGGATGACTGGGCCGCCAAGGACTCTCTCATCAAAGCCAACCCCAATTGGGGCATCTCGGTGCGCGAGGAGATCCTGGTGCCCCTGCAGGCCAAGGCCATGCAGTTGCCCAGCGCGGTCAACAACTTCAAGACCAAACACCTCAACGAGTGGGTGAGTGCAGATACGGCCTGGATGGACATGCGGTCCTGGGATGCCAGTGCCAACCCCGATCTCGAGCTCGATCAGTTCCTGGGCCAGCCCTGCTGGCTCGGTCTGGACCTAGCCAGCAAGACGGACATTGCGGCGCTCGTCATGGTTTTTGAGCACCCTGACACACCAGACGCATATGCGGTGTTTGGTAAGTACTACCTGCCTGAGGACACGGTCCATGCGGCGGGCAACAGCCAATACGAGGGCTGGGCCCACACGGGACGCCTGTCGGTGACGCCAGGCAACGTGATCGATTTCAGCTGGATCGAAGCCGATTTGCTGGACATCTCGTCGCGGTTTTCAGTGCAAGCCGTGGCCTTTGACCCGTTCCAGGCCACGCAACTGTCCACGCGCATGTTGTCCGAGGGCCTGCCCATGATCGAAGTGCGCCCCACGGTGCTGAACTTCAGCGAGCCCATGAAGACGCTTGAGGCCTTGGTCCTGCAAAAGAAGCTCGTTCATGACGGCGACCCGGTGTTCGCCTGGATGGCGAGCAACGTGGTTGCCCACACGGACGTCAAAGACAACATCTATCCAAGGAAGGAAAGACCAGAAAACAAGATAGACGGCATCGTTGCACTGATCATGGCCCTTTCACGGGCGATCAAACCGGGCGAATCGGTGGTGCTGGGATCCGACTACGAGTTGATGGTGCTCTGACGTCATGGGACTTTTCAATTTCTTTGACCGCTTCAGAGCTTCCAGGATTGGAGTCCAAAGTGATCGCTCACCCTGGGGAGACTTCTATTTCGAGCCTGTTTCGGCTCGAAGTATCTCGGGCATGCGTGTCTCGGCCGATTCGGCCATGCGCCTGGCTGCGGTCTACGCCTGCGTGCGCATCCTCTCGGAGACCATGGCGTCACTCCCTCTCGTTGTCTACCGACCCCGCAAGGACGGGGGCAAGGACCGGGTGACGGACCACTGGCTCTACCAGTTGCTGGGCAAACGGCCCAACCGGTACCAGAACCCATTCGAGTGGCGCGAAATGCTTCAGGGTCATCTGGCCTTGAGGGGGAACGCCTTCTGCCAGATACTGGCCAACAGCCGGGGTGAGATCACCGAGCTGATCCCGATTCACCCTGACCGGGTGCGCATGGAGCTGCTGTCCTCAGGCGACTACCGCTACCGCATCCGGGATCAGGCTGGCTCCGAGATCGTCCTGCCTCGTGGGGAGGTCTGGCATCTGAGGGGGCTGTCTTCGGATGGGCTGATTGGCCTGAGCCCCATTGATCTCTCGCGAGAAAGCCTGGGCATGGCCCTGGCTGCGCAGGACTATGGGGCCAGGTTCTTCTCCAACGATGCCAAACCCACGGGGGGCTGGATCGAGTTCCCTGGCACCTTCAAGGACCCGGAAGCCAAGCGGGTGTTTCGCGAGTCCTATCAGGCAGCGCAGTCTGGTTCGAACCGGGGCAAGGTCCTGGTGCTTGAGAACGGTATGAAGTTTCACGAGGTGGGCGTCACGAACAAGGACGCCCAGTTCTTGGAGCTGCGCAAGTTCCAGATCACGGACATCGCCCGATTGTTCAGAGTGCCACCACACATGATTGCGGATCTGGACCGGGCGACGTTCTCCAACATCGAGCAGCAAAGCCTTGAATTCGTCATGCACACCATGACGCCCTGGGCGGAGCGTTGGGAGGCATCCATCGAAGCTGACCTGCTCCCAGATGGTGATGCGCTGGAAATCGAGTTTGACTTTGCCAACCTCATGCGAGGGGATGCGGCCAGCCGCTCGGCTTACTACCAAAGCGGCATCCAGAACGGCTGGCTCACCCGCAACGAGGCCCGCATCTCAGAAAACCTCAACCCGATCGCAGGGCTCGATCAACCGCTTCGGCCGCTGAACATGGTCGAAGAGGATGACGCAGAAGACGCGGAAATCGAATCTCAGGATTCCGGCACCGATGCCAGTCCTGAACCAGATGAGCAGTTGAGCTTACGCCTGCGAAAGCTGGTCGAGTCCAACGCCCAGAGACTGGCCCGTCGCATCTGCAAAAAAGGCGCTTTGGGCTCCAACGAAATCAACCTGATCGCCCAGACCTTCAGCCTGCCTCTATCGGTAGTTGAGGACTGGGCGCAGGGCGCTCCATCACTCGAGGATGAACCGGCGCTGTCCCGGTCCCTCATTCAATTGGGAATACACAAATGAACAGACAACTTCTGCTCTCCGAATTTTTGACCACCCCGTGGGCCCTGATGCCCGAGCGGCTGCAGGCCATGGCAGGCGTCTTGACCCGCTGGTCAGCGGGCGAGCCTCCAACTGATGAGGCCATGTTCCAGATCCAGTCGGAGCGGGTGCTACGTGATACCCGTAAACAGATGGCTGCGGCCAATGCGGGCTCTGGCATTGCCGTGCTGCCACTGTATGGAGTTGTCACCCAGCGGGGCAACATGGTCGATGACATCTCCGGCCCCGGCAGCACCAGCACCCAGCAATTCACCTCGGCCTTGCGCCAGGTCCTGGCCGACGACACGGTGGGCCAGATCATGATCGACATCGACAGCCCTGGCGGCAGCGTTTATGGCGTGGCCGAACTGGCCTCGGAGATCGTCAAGGCACGAGCCCAGAAACCCGTGGTGGCCGTGGCCAACAGCCTGGCTGCCTCGGCGGCTTACTGGATTGGCTGCTCGGCCAGTGAGTTCTACGTTACCCCTGGCGGTGAGGTGGGCTCCATTGGCGTGTGGCAGGCGCACTTTGACTATTCGAAAGCGCTGGAAGAAGAGGGCGTCAAAACCACCCTGGTCTCGGCTGGCAAGTTCAAGGTCGAGGGCAACCCCTATGTGCCGCTGGATCCCGAGGCCCAAGCCTTCATGCAGTCTCGTGTGGACGACTACTACAACGCCTTCATCCAGGCTGTGGCTGTCGGCCGGGGCGTGTCGGTCGAAGATGTCCGAAACGGCATGGGCGAAGGCCGGGTGCTTGGATCTGATGCCGCCTTGGCGCAGCGCATGGTCGATGGCATCGCATCCTTTGACGATGTTCTGGCCCGCATGCAGGCCAAGGTCACAAGCAACGCCGTTCGCGGCCAGTCTCAGAAAAGCCAATCCCGCCTGAAACAGGCGCGGGACGCTCTCGCACTGGTTTGATGCTGGTCTGATTTCAACCCCTTCCCTTGCAGCCCTCCGTTGAGGGCTGCGCCCCCCTGCGACCCGTTGGTCGTGATCCCTGTCGCCGCCTTGAGTCATTTCGACCAGGCGGCTTTTTCATTTCTGGAGATAAACCAATGAGCAAGCAATTGCGTGAGCTTCAAGCTCGCAAAGCCACCCTGGTCAAGGACGCACGCGCCCTGACCGACATCGCTGCCTCCGAGCAGCGCGACATGAACGACGAAGAAGTCGCAGCCTTCGAAGCCCTCAAGGCCAAGATCGAAGCAACTTCAGCCGCCATTGATCGAGAGGCTGCCCTGATTGCCGAAGAGGCGCAGATGAACCACCCCTCTCAACTGACCACGGCTTCCGTGATCACGGTGGTGGACAACGCTGCGTCTGACCCCAAACATGGCTTCAAGAGCGTGGGCGACTTCCTCAAGACCGTGCGCCAGGCGCAAAACGCAGGCAGCACCATCGATGAGCGCCTGCTGATCGGCTCGGGCCGAAACGCTGTGGCGCCTGCAACCTTCGGCAATGAAGGCTCGGCCCAGGACGGCGGCTTTCTGGTGCCGCCTCAGTTCGCCCAGGAAATCTTCCAGTTGTCTTTGGGCGAGGACTCCCTGCTGCCCATGACCGACAACGTGGAGATCACGGGCAACACCATGGCCTTCCCCAAAGACGAGACCACGCCCTGGGGTACCAACGGCATCCGTGCCTACTGGCAGGGTGAAGCAGCTTCTGCCATCGGTACCAAGCCGGTGCTGGGCCTGTCGACCCTGCGCCTCAAAAAGCTCATGGCCCTGGTGCCGGTGACCGACGAGTTGCTGGACGACACCAATGCCCTGTCGACCTACCTGCCCGACAAGATCGCCACCTCCATTCGCTGGAAGACCAACGAGTCGATCCTGTTCGGCTCGGGCACTGGCCTGCCGGTGGGCTGCATGAGCAACGCCACCACGGTGACCGTGGCCAAGGAATCGGGTCAGGCCACGCAGACGCTCTTGGCTCAGAACCTGGCCAAGATGATCTCGCGCTTGCCCCCTGGCTCGTTCGGCAAGTCGGTCTGGATCGTCAACAACGACGTGCTCCCGGCGCTTTTCACGCTGACCCTGGGCAACTACCCGATCTATCTGCCCACCGGCATGAACCCGGGTGGCATTCAGGTCTCGCCCTACGGCACGCTGCTCGGCCGCCCGGTGATCGTCTCCCAGCACGCCAACACCTTCTCCTCTGCAGGCGATGTGCTCCTGGCGGACCTGTCGTACTACCAGACCATCACCAAGGCGGGTGGCATGCAGACGGCCACTTCCATGCACCTGTACTTCGATGCGGACCTCACGGCTTTCCGCACGACGTTCCGCATGGATGGCCAATCCAAGATCGCTGCGCCGATCACCCCCGCCAAGGGCAACACGACCATGTCGCCCTTTGTCCAACTGGGCGCTCGCTGATCAGGCGCCTGACCATCAAGGAGAAAACACATGTTTCCCAATGCAAAAGGCAGCGAGCTGTTCTCGGTTCTGGCCACCATCGATCCGGCCAGCCAGGCCGTCGGCACCACCTCTACCGGCTGGATCTCGGCCGGTAACCACCACAACCTGCTGGCGCTCATCCAAAGCGGCGCTCTGGGCACCAACGCCACGCTGGATGCCAAGCTCCAGCAGGCCCAGGATGCCTCGGGCACTGGTGCCAAGGACCTGACGGGCAAGGCTATCTCGCAGCTCACCCAGGCTGCCAGTGGCTCGGCCAAGCAGGCGCTGATCAATCTGTGCCCGGATGACCTGGATGTGACCAACGGCTATGCCTTCGTGCGCCTGTCGGTGACCGTGGGCGTGGCCGCCAGTCTGACGGCAGCCCAGGTGCTTGGTGTCAATCCCCGGTTTGCGCCGGGCGACGCCAATAACCAGGCCGCTGTGGTCCAGGTGATCTAAGAAATCGGGGAGAGCAATGCATGCCTATGCAGTTGATCACCCCGCCTGCAGTAGAGCCGGTTTCGCTTGCCGAAGCCAAGCTCCACCTGCGGGTGGACTTCGATCACGACGACAGCTTGATTCAGGTCCTCATCTCGGCTGCCCGACAGGCGGCCGAGACGCTGACCAATCGGCAGCTTGTCACGGCGCGCTGGCGGATGGTGCTCGACAGCTTTCCTGGACAGAGCCTCATGGGCGTGCCCGCAGGTCAGGTGTTCACGTTGCCCGGGCACGCTGTGTTGCTGCCCAAATCGCCCGTGCAGTCGGTGGTGGAAATCCGCTATCTGGACATGGCGGGTGCCTGGCAGGTCATGCCTGCAGCGAACTACACCGTCGACAACGCCTGCGAGCCTGCCCGCATCACCCCCGTGTTCGGCCAGATCTGGCCGATTGCCTTGCCTCAGATCGGGGCCGTGAGCGTGATCTTTGATGCCGGATACGGGAGCGCTTCAGCCGTGCCCGAGGGCATCAAGACTTGGATCAAGCTTCGTTTGGGCTCTCTGTACGTCCACCGCGAGGAGGTGGCATCGATGACGCGAGGGCGTATTGACCCCTTGCCCTTCATTGATGGCCTGCTCGATCCCTACAAGGTACCTTTGATATGAGGCCTCTATGAACCCGATCGGAGCCGGAACGCTGGGCCGCCGCATCAAGATCCAGCGCCCAAGTACCGTTAAAGACAGCGTGGGTGCGCCCAGTCGGACATGGATTGATGTGGCCACCGTGTGGGCAGACATCCAGCCTTTGTCTGGACGGGAGGCTGTGATTGCCAGCCGGATCTCGGCCGAACTCACGCACCAGATCACCGTGCGCTACCAGAGCATTTTTGACAACCCTCAGCTGGTGGCTCAGTACAGGGTGCTCTACAGGTCGCGGATTTTCAACATCCATTCGGCCCTGAACGAAGACGAGAGGCGCGTTCTTGTCACCCTGCTGGCCAGCGAGGGGCTGGACGATGGCTAAGCACGAACGCTTCAAGGTGGAGGGCTTGGCTGAATTGGCCAAAGCCCTGCGCGAATTGCCTGACCGGGTGGCCAAGAACGGCCTGCGCGTTTCGGTCTATGCCGGAGCCAAGGTCATCCGCGATGAAGCCCGCATGCGTGCGCCCAAAGCGGCAGAGGTCCTGGGACCGAATCAGCCGCCACCGGGCACGCTCAAGCGCTCGGTGATCATGAAACAGATCCCCGAGCTCTCCAGCCTCACGCGCCAGACCTTCTTTGTGACGGTGCGCCACGGCAAGAAGTACCGCAAGCAAGGCAAGAAGGGCAATCTCTCTCAGGATGCCTGGTACTGGCGTTTCGTGGAGTTTGGCACCCGAAAAATGCGCGCGCGACCATTTCTGAGGCCCGCACTGGAAGCCAAGCGGCGTGAAGCGGTGCAGGCCATGAAGGACCGGTTGAGTGAGCGCATCGAACTGGAAGCCAAGAACCTCTACAGAGGTCAGCAGAGGAAGTAGCTGTGCAGGATTTCTTTGACGCCATCAAGGATCTGGCCGGGGGTGAGGTCTACGCGCTTGTCGCAGCAGAAAACACCCAGTACCCGGCCATCGTCTACACGCCCATCGTGCAGGAGCACATCTTTGGCATCGATGGACCGCATGGCCTGCAGCGTGTGCGCGTGCAGGTCGACACCTACGCCAGAACGTACCAGGAGGCCTTGCACCTGCAAGACCAGGTCCTGACTGCGCTGCTGGCGGACAAGAGCACCGTAGCCGATGTGCGCATGGGGCTCAGTGAATTTGAGGATCAGGCCCGGCTGTACCGGGTGAGCGTGGACTACACCTACCACCGGCCGGTGGGTTCACCGTGAAACAAGGAGCATGTGCATGAGCAGCACCGCAATCACCGCGCAGGGCATTGCCATTGCCCGGTTTGGCACCACCGCCTTTGAAACCATCCCCAACGTGGTCTCGTTTCAGGGACCTGGCGGGCAGGCCGCCGTGATCGACGTGACCAATTTGGCATCCACCGCCAAGGAAAAGCGCGTGGGCCTGCGCGACGAGGGGCAGTTGTCCCTGACCCTGCACTACAACCCCGACGATCTGGTGCATCAGGGCCTGAGAACCGACCGGGCCAACCGGGTGCGCCGCCAGTTCAAGATCACTTTTACCGACACCAACCCTGCCACCTGGACCTTCTACGGCTATGTCACGCACTTTAGCGTGCAAGGCGGTGTGGACGCGGTCGTGCAGGCCTCCGTGACCATCGAAATCGATGGCGACATCACCGAAGCTTAAAGAGAGACATGCCCATGTTGACCCGTGAACAAATCCTGCAGAGCGACGATCTGCCCCGTGAAACTGTCCAAGTCCCGGAGTGGGGCGGTGAGGTGCAGGTGCGCACCATGACCGGTACCGACCGTGATGCCTTTGAGGCCAGCTTGATTGGCAAGGAAGGCCGCCTTGAGAACGTGCGTGCCCGCCTGGTCTCGCTCACCTTGTGTGATGAGACAGGCAGCCGCCTTTTCAGCGATGGTGACATCACGGCGCTCGGTGGCAAGAGCGCCAAGGCACTCGACCGAGTGTTTGCAGTGTCCCAGCGCCTGAACGGCATCGGCGCTGATCAGGTGGACGCCGCAAAAAACGCCTGATCGCCCATCCTTCGCGGCGTTTTGTGTTCCGGCTGGCGCTGGCTTTGGGCCTGCCGGTGCGCGAGATGCTCGCATCGATGGGCTCGGACGAGCTAACCGAGTGGATGGCGTACTACCAGCTCGAGCCCTTCGGGGATTACCGGGCCGATTACAGGTCCGGTGTGGTGGCCTCCACCTTTGCCAATGCCCACCGGGCCAAGGACGCGGGGCCGTTTCGGCCAGAAGACTTCATGCCTTTCCTGGATAAACCGCAACCCACTCAACCTCAAGACGAAACACAGATCAATGTGGCCCGGTTCAAGGCCATGTTCGCGCACAAGGTGATGAAGCATGGCTGATATCGGCTCCCTCGTGGTCAAACTCGCTGCGGAAACGGCCGACTTCCGCGAAGACCTGGGCAAAAGTGCATTGCTTTTGGAACGCCACGCCGAATCCATGCGTGGCTCCCTTGAAAAAGTGGCCGAAGTTGCCAAGACCACTTTTGCCATCGCCATCGGCGTGGAGTCAGTAGGGGCGCTCAAGGAGTTGGTGGCCCACACGCTGGAAACTGTGGCCGCTCTGCAAGATCTGGCCGAGCAGACCGGGGCAAGTGCCACGGCCCTGTCCGGCTTTGCGCCCGTGGCCACCATTTCTGGCGTGGCGATGGAGCAGATTGGCGTAGGCCTGACCAAACTCTCCAAGGGGCTGGCCGGGGTGGACGATGAGACCAAGGGGGCTTCACAGGCCCTGCAGTTTCTGGGCATCAAGGCCAAGGATGCGGGGGGCAACCTGCGCGATCCGGCTGAGGTCATGAACGACATTGCCCTGAAATTGTCCAATTTCGAGGACGGGGCAGGCAAGACGGCCATTGCGCTTGAACTGTTTGGCAAATCTGGGGCGGGGCTGCTGCCCTTCCTCAAGGACCTGGCGGCCAACCAGGACCTGAACATCCGGCTTACTGAAGCAGAGATCGAATCTGCCGAGAAGGCCTCCAAGGCACTGGGCCGCATGCGGGCCGAGCACAACTTCGTCGCCCAGACCATCGTCACGGCCGCACTGCCTGCCCTTGAAGAGCTGGTGGGTGAGCTCAAAGCCGTGATGCTGGGCACGCACAACACGGCTGAAGCCATGGTCAAGCTGCGAGACGATGGCACGCTCAAGACCTGGGCGCAGGACACAGCGTATGGCATTGCCATCGTGATCGATGCGCTGCGGGGTGTGATCCAGATGGCCAAGGCGGTCATGGGCAGCTTCGAGGCGGTCTGGGCCGATATTGAGCTGCTTGGCACGTTCCTCGCTGGTGGCAAAGGACTGAACCCATTTTCTGAGGAGAACCAGGCCACCCTCAAGACCGCATTGGAAATGCGCAATGCGATCGTCGAAAAGGCCAATCAGACCTACGTTGATCTCTGGAAGATGCCGCTCCTGGCCGATGCGGTCAAAGAGCGCTTTGACGCCATCAACCGGGGCGAGACCGAAGCGGCCGGTGAAGCCGCCAAGCCCAAGCTGAACTACAACTCGGCCACTGGTGCGCTCACCGCAGCGGCCATGGCCAAGATCGAGAGCGACATCAAGCAGCTGCAGGGATTGACCGATGTGGAGACGGGCCTCCTGAAGGACCGGCAAAAGATCATTGATCTCTACGAGGGGCAGGGTTACATCAGCTACAAGGAGGCCAGTGAGGCCCGGCTGAACGCCCAGCAGGAATTCACGGACCGCCTGGGCGAGTTGTATGCGCAGGAAGAGTCCATCTTGAAGCGTGGCCTGGCCACCGTGGCCAAGACAGCCCAGGACAAACTCAAGCTGCAAGACAAACTTTCTGAAATCACCCTGCGCCGAGAAAAGCTCGAACGTGAAGCCCAGCAGTCCAATCTCGAGCGCGAAATCAAGCTGCCGGGTGAAACGCTCAAGGATCTGCAGGAGCAAGTGGCCAGGAGCCAGGGGCAGCTTCGATCGACCGAAGAGCAAATCAAGGTCCTGCGTGAGACCGGATCGATCAGCGAGATCGATGCGCTGAAACGTCTGTCCGCTGCCAGGCGTTCCAGCGCCGATGAGCTTGCGGATTTCGCTGCCAAGGCCAGAGAGCTGGTGGAGGCCACGCCTGGCAACGACAAGTTGGCCGAATCGTTTAGGCGCATTGAGGAGGCGGCCCGTCAGGCAGCCGATGGGGCGACCTTGCTGGGGCAACGGGCCCTTGAGTTGTCAGACCCCGGGGCGGGGTTCTCCAAGGCGCTTCGCACCCTGGGTGAAGAAACCGAGCAGGTGGGCAAGCAGATGGAGGCGGTGACCACCAAGGCCTTCAATGGAATGACAGATGCGCTCACCAACTTTGTGATGACGGGCAAGCTCGACTTCAAGTCGCTGGCCACCTCCATCATTTCGGACCTGATCCGCATCCAGATCCAGCGTGCCATCACGCTGCCCATGGCCAAGGCGCTGGGCAGCATGTTCGGGTTTGCCGATGGCGGGATCATGACCTCGGCTGGTCCCTTGCCCTTGCGTGCCTACGCCAGCGGCGGTGTGGCCACCACGCCTCAGTTGGCGGTCTTTGGCGAGGGTTCTATGGCCGAGGCCTATGTGCCGCTTCCCGATGGTCGCTCGATCCCCGTCACGATGAACCAGTCCTCGTCAGGGGGCGGTGATGTATTCAACATCTCGGTCAACGTAGCCGAGGGTGGAGTGACCAGCAGCGCAGGGCAGGGCAAAGATCTTGGGCGGGCGATTTCCAGCGCGGTGCGCCAGGAGCTGCTCAACCAAAAGCGGGCCGGGGGTCTGCTGGATCCGCGTCGGCAGTGATGTATTGAAGGATTCTCATGGCGACATTCACATGGATCGCCTCGATTGGGGCGTCCCTCACCCTAAAACCCAATGTCCGTAAGGTCTCCTTTGGGGACGGGTACGAGCAGCGCCTTGCCTACGGCATCAACACCCAGGCTGAGGTCTGGTCGCTTGAATTTCGGGGCAAGTCCACGGCTGATGCCGCTGCGATCGACAACTTTCTGCGCGCCAGAGGGGCGGTCCAGTCCTTTGACTGGACCACTCCGAGCGGCATTGTTGGAAAGTTCCTTTGTGAGGAGTGGAGCCGCAGCATCGAAGAACCCAATCTGGAAAACATCCACGCCACCTTCCGGCAGGTGTTTGATATGTCATGACCAGCCAAGCGATCACTTCAGAAATTCAGAGACTGGCCCCGAGTGCAGTCATCGAGCTTTTTGTGCTCGACCTGTCCCTGTTCAACGAGGGGGTGGTGAGGTTTCATGCCGGAACCAATGAGCTGCGTCAGCAGGTGGTCTGGCAGGGCAATACCTATGAGCCGTTCCCCATCCAGGCCGAAGGCTTTGAGTTCAACGGCAACGGCCAGGTGCCACGTCCCAAACTCAAGGTGGCCAATGTCACAGGCAGCATCACCGCACTCATCCTGTCCTATCAGGACCTGGTGGGGGCCAAAGTCACAAGAAAGCGCACGCTCCTTAAATACCTGGATGTGGTGAACTTTGCCTCTGGGTCCAACCCGACAGCAGACGCCACCGCTGAATTCGCGGAGGACGTGTATTTCATTGACCGCAAGTCCCGGGAAACCCGGGATGTGGTCGAGTTCGAGTTGGCTGCCGCCTTTGATCTGGAAGGGGTGTCATTGCCCCGGCGCCAGATCGTGCAAAACGTCTGTCCCTGGCAATACCAGGGTGCCGAATGCGGCTACACCGGAACCGCATACTTCAACGCTAACGATGAAACCGTCAGCTCCCGCGCGCAGGATGCCTGTGGCAAACGCCTGGTGTCCTGTCAGAAGCGCTTTGGCGTGAATGCTGAGTTGCCCTTTGGCGGGTTTCCTGCAGCGGGGTTGATCCGGTGATGCTCGAGGCCAACCAGACGCTGGCGCTGGCTCATGCTGCTCGGGAGTTTCCCCGAGAAGCCTGTGGCTTGCTCGTCATTCACAAGGGCCGGGAGACCTATGCTCCGTGCCGCAACATTGGCGTGGGAACCGATCAGTTTGTGATCCACCCCGAGGACTATGTGTGCGCCGACCAGCTTGGCGAGATCGTGGGGGTGTTTCACTCCCACCCCAACTTGAGCCCTGAACCCAGCCAGGCGGACCGTGTGGCATGCGAAGCCACGGCACTGCCCTGGTTCATCGCGAGTTTTCCTGCCGCGCAGTGGACCGAGCTGCTCCCGCAAGGCTATGGCGCACCGCTGGTCGGGCGTGAGTGGTCGCACGGCGTGCTTGATTGCTACTCCTTGATTCGAGATTGGTACGCCCAGGAGCGAGGCATTGATCTGCCGGATTTCACCCGCTTTGACGAGTGGTGGAAGCGCGGCGAAAACCTTTACCTGGACAACTTCGCTGGCGCAGGCTTTCATGTGGTGGAGCCAGCTGACATGAATTTGGGTGATGTCCTGCTGATGCAGGTCGCATCGCCCGTGCCCAACCACGCTGCCATTTACCTGGGAGATGGTCTCATCCTGCACCACCTGCAGGGCAGGCTCTCCAGCCGCGATGTCTATGGCGGCTACTGGCAAAAGATCACCACCCACACCCTGAGACATCAACTCTTGCGGGAACTTCTGCATGAACACCAGCATGGTCACGATCCTTCTTCTCGGTGAACTGGGCAAGCGCTTCGGACGTCGGCACAGGATGGCGGTGACTTCGGCGGCCGAGGCCGTGCGCGCCCTTTGTGCCAACTTTCCCGGTTTTGAGCGGGAACTGGTCGCCTCGGGTGAGCGAGGAGTGGGCTACCGGGTGCTGGCTGGACGGGATGCGCTGAGTCTCGACCGCCTGCACGAGCCCAGTGGCAGACAGCGCATCACCATCGCGCCGGTCGTGTCTGGGGCCGGTGGTAACGGGCTGGGTCAGATCCTGCTGGGCGCTGCCTTGATCGCCGTGTCCTGGTGGAATCCGATGGGCTGGGCCGCAGCAGGCTCTTTTCTGTCGCAGGCCACTTTGTATTCAGTGGGCACATCCATGATCCTGGGCGGTGTGGCTCAGATGATTGCTCCCACCGCCAAAGCCCAGGATCCCTCTGAGCGGCCAGGCAACCAGCCCAGTTATGTTTTCAACGGGGCCGTCAACACCACGGCGCAGGGCCATCCCGTACCTGTGGGTTACGGCCGACTCATTGTCGGTTCGGCCGTGATCAGCGCGGGCATTGATGTGGATGAGATCGCTGTATGAGCACCCAGAGCACTTCTCTGATCATTGGCGCCGGTGGCGGTGGAAAGAGTGGGGGCGGCAGCGCACGTGTGGCGCAGGAAGCGCCCGACAGCCTGCGCTCCAAGGCCTATGCCAGGGTGGTTGACCTCGTCTGCGAGGGTGAGATCGAGGGCTTGGCCGCTGACCTGCAATCCGTCTACCTGGACGACACCCCGATCCAGAATCCGGACGGCAGCTACAACTTCACAGGGGTCACGCTCGAAACCCGCCCTGGCACCCAGCAGCAAAGCTACATTCCCGGCTTCTCCGCTGTGGAAAACGAAGTGGCTGTTGGGGTGGAGTGCAAAGTCAATCAGCCGGTGGTGCGCTCCATCACTGATCCTGACGTGGATGCCGTGCGCATCAAGGTCAGTATCCCGACGCTCACGCTGCAAGACACCGCCAACGGTGACCTGAACGGCACTTCGGTCAGCTACGCGATCGACGTGCAGGCGCGGGGAGCCGGGTATGTGCAGGTGGTTACCGACACGGTCTCTGGCAAAACCACTTCGCGCTACCAGCGCAGCTACTACGTCCCACTCATTGGCGCTGGTCCTTGGGATGTGCGCCTGCGCCGCATCACGGCCGACTCGACGCAGACCAGCCTGCAGAACAAGACACTTCTAGATTCGTACACCGAAGTAATCGAAAGCAAGCTGCGCTATCCCAACAGCGCCCTGATGGCCTTGCGGGTGGATGCCTCACAATTCACCTCGATTCCACGGCGCAGTTATGACCTCAAGCTCCTGCGCGTTCGCATCCCCTCGAACTACACACCAGAGACCCGTGCGTACAGTGGGATCTGGGACGGTACCTTCAAGGTGGCCTGGACAGACAACCCAGCCTGGTGCTTTTATGACCTGGTGACCAATACCCGCTACGGTCTGGGTAGTTTCATACCGGAGTCTCAGGTCGACAAATGGGCGCTGTACCGGGTGGCCCGTTACTGTGACGAACTCGTGCCCAATGGACTGGGTGGCTATGAGCCGCGATTTACCTGCAACCTGTATCTGCAAAGCCGCGAGCAAGCCTACAAGGTGGTGCAGGACATGGCCTCGATCTTCAGGGGCATGGCTTACTGGTCGGGCGGGGCAATCACTGTCACTCAGGATGCGCCCCAGGATCCGGTCTACCAGTTCACGGCGGCCAACGTCATCGATGGTGAGTTTGCCTACCAGGGGTCATCCGCCAAGGCGCGGCACACGGTTGCATTGGTCAGCTGGGTGGATCCGGATGACTTCTACCGTCAGAAGGTGGAATACGTCGAAGACATGGCAGGCATTGCCCGCTATGGCGTGGTTCAGGCCGATGTGGTGGCCATGGGCTGCACCTCCCGAGGTCAAGCCCATCGGGTGGGCAAGTGGCTGCTGTATTCCGAGCAGTCCGAATCGGAAATCATCACATTCCGCACGGGGCTGGAAGGAGCTGTTGTGCGTCCGGGCGATGTCATCAAGGTTGCAGACAGCAGCCGGGGTGGCCTGCGCCTTGGTGGACGCATCGCTGCGGCCACCACGATAAGCGTCACGCTGGATCAGGACCTGCCCGCCGGTTCGTGGCGCATTTCTGTGCTGCTGCCCACGGGAGTGGTGGAGGAACGCCAAGTCGGATCCCTGTCGGGTCGCACCGTCGGTGTGACCAGCGCATTCTCATCGGCACCTCAGGTGGGTGCCATCTGGGTGCTGGCCTCCAGCCAAGTGGAGACGCAACTGTTCAGGGTGGTGCAGGTCGCCGAGAGCGAGCCTGGCATCCATGAAGTCACAGCACTGGCTCACAATCCGAGCAAGTACGACGCCATCGAGCGAGGGCTGGCACTGCAGCCTCGTGATATCACGGTGCTCTCCACTACGCCTGTGGCGCCTACGGGCCTGTTGGTCACCGAGAGCCTGTACCGGGTCAAGGATCAGGCGTTGGTGCTCATTCAGTTGGGATGGGAGCAGGTCTTCGGCGCCTTGGAGTACCAGGTGAACTATCGGGTCAATGGCGGCAACAACGTCACCTTGCCCCGGAGTTCGAGCACTTATCTGGAGATTCGAAACGCCGAGGCCGGGGATTATGTTTTCACGGTTCGGGCTGTGGGAGTGTCCGGAAAGCTTGGGGCCTCGGCCACTTTGAGCCAGACCATCCTTGGCAAGTTGCAGCCGCCCGATGATGTGCAGGACTTTGCGGTGCTGCGCCGCACGACCGATCTGCTGCTGAGCTGGAGCGCCAACACGGATGCCGATCTGGCAGGGTACGAGGTGAGAGTGGGAGCGGGCTGGGATGCAGGCACACTGGTTGGACAGACCGCTGGGACCCAGCTCGTGCATGATCAAAGCGAATCAGGTCGGTACAACTACTTCATCCGAGCCTTTGACACCTCTGGGAAATACAGCCAGCATGTCGCTACCTTCGAGTTGCTCCTGCTGGCACCAGCCGCAGTGCGGCAGTTTGATGTGGTCCAGTCGGCCAACCGGCTGGAGTTTCGCTGGCTGCCCAATCCTGAGCCGGAAGTGGTGGCCTATGAGCTGCGAGAAGGCACGGCCTGGGACACCTCGATCTTTATTGCCGAGGTCAAGTCCAGCAGCTTCACTTTGCCTTCGGGCTTTGACGGTGAGCGTAATTTCTGGATCAAGGCAATCGCCTCGCCGGGCATCTACTCGGACGAGGCCACCTTCGTCTCGACGGTGGTGGCCCAGCCCCAGAACGCCAACCTGCTGGTCACCATCGATGCACAAGCCACCCGGTTTCCAGGGGTGAAGCATTTCGCGTCGGTCGAATCGGTCAACAGCCTGGATGTGCTGCGCATGGACAGTGGCGTGGCTCAGTCCGAGTACCTGTTCGAGGTGAATCTGCCCACCAGCTACCGAGCGCAAAACACCCTGCTGGCCAGCATCGGGGCCACGCTGGATGATAGGGAAACCTGGTCGACTGCGAACTATGTCTGGAGCAGCAATGCTGCCAAACGGCAATGGACCTATGACGGCGCGCTCAAAAGCATTGAAGCGAGGTTTCAGATGGCGCGCGAAGATGCATTGCAGGCCGGAGAGCTGTACGGCTGGCGCCTCAATGGTGCGCTGGCAGGGTACGGCAGCCCTACCAGTGGGGAGGCCGTGGGCGTGAGCTATGGCGACGGGCGGTACGGCAGTGGGGTACTCATCAAGGACACGACCCGGGTTTCCTGGGGTGTGAGCATCCCGGGGGTGTTCCATGTGAGCTTTTGGTTCATCCCAAACCAAATCACCACCTCGGTCATCTGGACAGCATCTGGTGCAGGGGTGAGCCTGCTTGTGGGCTTCGATGCGGCGGCAGGCAGCTTCTTTCTGGAAGACAACTTGTTCAACCGAATCGTCGTGCCATACCTCGTGAGCGTCAGCGACCGTATTTGCGTTGGTGTGTGTCAGACGGCCACTGAACGCAGGCTCTTTGTCGGAAAGATGGGCGGCGATGTGCAAAGCGCAAGCAGTCCTTTGCAACCCACTGCCGGATACACGGTCCTCAGGCTGTATTGAACGTAAACCCAGAACCCTCATCACCACCACGCCGGGCGTTGCATTGAAAGGTGCAGCGCCCGTTTTGTTTGAAGAAACGGAAAACTCCATGATTGAAGAAGGCATGAGCATCAAAGGCTCAATCACGCTGCTGCTGGCAAAGCCCACGGGCGAAGTCGAGGTGGTGCACAAAGACAACATCATCGTCAATGGCGGCTTTGACTTCGTGGCCGATGCCATTGGCAATTCGGCCAGCCGCCCCGGTGTCATGGGCTGGATTGCGGTGGGCACTGGCTCCACGGCCGCTGCTGCCACTCAGACTGCCCTGGTCACCGAAATCAAGCGCAATGCGGCCACGTATGCCCACACGGCTGGCACCAAGGTGTTCACTTTCACGGCCAGTTATCCAGCAGGTGATGCCACAGGTGCGCTCACCGAGGCAGGCGTTTTCAATGCAGCCTCGGCTGGCGCCATGTTCGATCGGGTCGTTTTCCCGGTGGTGAACAAAGGCGTGGACGACAGTCTGACGGCTGTTTTCACCTTCACCATGAGCTGATCGGGCACCTGATATGGCCGAGACCGTCAACGTCTCCAGCTCGCCGGGGGCCAACTACACCTGGACTTCCGGCAAGTTTGCCTGGAGCAGCGCTACGGCGGGCAAGAACTGGACGACGGCCTACCCGGCGGTTTACGCCCTGAGCGTGGCCACTGACCTGAGTTTTGCCGAGTTGGTTCAGAAATTGGGCATCAAGAGCAATTCTGAGAGCCTGGCCTTCTCGGATAAATCCAGCCGGGCTTTGGCACTCAACAAGTACGAGAACCTGAACTTTGTCGAGACCTACACCGACCTGATTGCCTTTGTGCTGCGTTTCGTTGAGTCTCTGACGTTCACGGAAAAGTACGCCCGCACGGGCACCAAAGCCGTCTTCGAGACCTTTCAGGTGGGAGAGGGACTGGCACGGCAGTTGGTATTGCGCAAATACGAGACGCTGGCGCTGGCTGAGACCTACACGGACCTCATTGCTTACATCCTGCGGGTATCCGAAAGTCTGAGTTTTTCCGAGAAGCCTTCCAAAGGGATGACCAAGCCACAGGCTGAAAACTTCAGGCTTAGCGATGCACTGGTCAAGTCGCAGGTCAAGCAAATCTCCGAGGCCTTCAGTCTGGCCGAGGCGCTCGGTCGAACGGTCGCGTACCGCCGTGCCATCAGCGAAGGCTTTGCCATTGGCGAGGCGATCAGGCGCGCGCAGACCTTGAAGCTCAGCGAGGCCTTTGGTCTGGCCGAGCAGTATCGGCGCCGGGCCAATGGGGTGATCAGCGACATGATCGTTGCCAACACCGAGATCACCGAGCAGGACTTCATGGACATCCTGGAGTCTGGTCATCCACCCGGTTACACCAACTTCCGGGACTTCATTCAGGGCGACTACACCTACCAGCGTGCGCTTTTTAGGGCGATCCTGACTTCCAGCAACGCAGACCGAGGCTACATCGATGGCCTGCGGGTGACTGTGGACGTGCCCGATGTATTCGATCGAGGCACGGCGCAGGTGGTCACCGCGTCCAGTGGCGTAGCGGTCGTTTTTGTGCGGACTTTCCGGGTCTCGCCGGAGGTCACTCTGACCTTCAAGGGCGGTACCACCGTGGCAATCCCTCGAATTCTTGGATCGGTCACCACCGCAGGCTTCACCGCCATTTTGGAAAACACCTCCGGCGCCCGCGTGACGGGAGCCATTTCTTGGGTTGCCCAGGGGTATTGAAAGGGTACTGAATGCAAAACTACACCGAAATCCCATCCACGACGACGCTCTCGGACTCGCTTTCGCAGATCCTGAACAACGACAAGACGGCGCTCTCGCTCTCTAGCGGAACGGCGTTTCCGACTGTGAATCTGCAGCAGGGCATGCCGTGCTTCAGGACCGATGAGCAAAAGCTCTACATCCTTACCGTGGTCAGTCCTGTCACGTGGAAGATGGTCATTGACCTCTCAGCCACCTTGGGCAAGGTGGCCAATGCTGACTTGCTGGACGGCATCGATTCCACTGGTTTTGCACTCAGTGGACACAACCACGATGCGGCGTATGCAGCGCTGGGCCACAACCACAACGCGGCATACCTGGGCATCACGGCCAAGGCAGCGGACGCTGACAAGCTCGATGGCTATGACTCCACGGCCTTTGTCCGCTCAGTCAATGGCAACGCACCTGATGCCAGTGGCAATGCCACCGTACCGATCGATTTGTCCAGTCGATTGGCCAAAGCCGGTGACACGATGACAGGTCATCTGTACATGGGCAGTGGTGCGGTGATCTATTCCTCGCAATCCGGTGCGGCTGACAACGCTCGCAACACTGGCTATCGCATGAACGATGGTCAGGACATTGGCGAGATGGGGCGCAGCAACCAGTACTACGACGACCTGGCGGGTAACTGCAACGGCATCTTGCCGACCGGCAACTGCGCAGGCAATACGTACTGGAAACCTTCCAATACCAGCTGGTGGACGTGGGGCCTGGGGTTTAACTATTGCGCTAACTCGGGCCAATACGACGGTGCAGGGGGAACAACCTATGCCTACAACGCTGTGCCCAGCACGGGCTACAACTACGACGGTTACTACCTGGCCCAAGACGAGATCGGTGGGGGTGAATACCACCGCTGGTACCGAGCCTGCAATTGCAACTGCAACTGTGGCAGCTACACCAACTGCAACTGCGGAAACACGGCTTTCAACTGTCGAACGAACTGCAATTGCAACTGTGCCTGCTGCGGTTGTTGCTGAAGGATCACCATGAAAGTCTTTCTTGTGCGCGCGGGCAAGCTCTCGACTGCGCTGGATTACGCCATCCACCTCAAAGTGGACCAGGCGGCTGAGCAGGTGCTCATGCGCTTTGGTTTGCGACACCGTCCAGATAGCGATCAGCCTTCTGACTTTTCTGTGGAGGGAGTGACTTACCAGGTGGTTGCCGAGCAGTTGTTTGCCTATCGTGAGCTGCGAAACAACCGAGGGTGGTCTGACCGGCAGTCTTTCATGACCGGTTACCGCTGGGCAGAAAAACGGCTCATCGACCCGCTGCCCTTGTATGTCTACACCTTGTCTACGCGTTTCACAGCGCCAGAAGCTTCGGGGCATGTCTGGAACGGGAACTTTCTGACCGGATTTAACGTCCCCTTTGCGGACAGCAGCTTTGATGAATGCTTCGTGACGGTGAACCTTCATCCCACTCTTGGAGGATGTCTGGTTGAAGGTGTGGCGTCCACGGATGTAGAACACACCGATTACCAGTCCTCCGCTCAGGTGAGGGAAATGGAGTTTCCAGACTTGCGGGTGATTGCCCCCGCAAATGTCATGGCGGGCGACCCAGCCGAATTCACTGTTCAGATGCTCGACGGCTTGGGCAACCCCAGCAACCGCGATGCGGAAATTCACCTGGAGTCGGTCAATGGCTATCTGCCCGTCAGTCGACGCCGAACGCAGGGTGGGCTGACCACAGCCACAGTCATGACCCTGGGGCTTCAAGCAGGCGACACCGTCCGATTGAAAGCAGGCTTCAAGTTCTACCCCGGCTGCGCCGATGCTCAGGTGGTCCTTTCATGATTCGCGAACTGTTTTCTGCTCGGGTCTACCAGGGACAACTGAGTTTTGAGGATGGCCTGCGTGATCAGATGCTCAAAGGGGCAATGGATTTTCATCAGCGGCTCAATCGGGACGGTCAGCCCTGGGCGCGCAAAAGCCGTCAGTCCCTGATCGATCATGAAAGCTGCTGTGACGTCTTCAGACCCCTGGTAAATCAGGTTCGTGAAGCCATTGGTCACGCCTACCAGTGTGAACCCGTGTGGCAAACCGCCCGAGAGGTCATCACACAACCTGGTCAGTTCATTCCGCTGCATGCCGAAGACACCGATCTCTCGGCGGTGTATTGGATTGACGGAAATGCTCGGCCAGATCCTTCTCGCCAGGACTACTCCGGCGCTTTTGTGTTGGTCAATCCCAGCGGTGCTTACGGCAGCCGCAAATTGCCATGGGAAGGCTGGCGCTCGGAAATCATCCATCCGTACCCCGGCCTGCTGGTGATTTTCCCGAGCTACCTGGCGCACCATTCCCACCCCTACAACGGCACCCGGCCGAGTGTGGAGGTCCATTTTGAGTTCCGGGTTCAGGCATTGGAAGGACAAGACCATGCAAATCGTTGATGGCTTGATCGATCACGAGCTGGCCGCCGAATGTCGCCAGTGGCTGTTGAACCAGAACCTGGTGTTTGGCTGGAAAGCGCATGCCAAGGCCCCTGGGGTGTTTTGGCACCGAAATTTTGTGCTGCCAGGAAAGTACAACCACCACTATGACGCAGGTACATGGCAGCCAGAACGTACTTTTGATGCGTTTGTGGCCCAGGGGGGACCACTGGCCAGAGTGGCCCTGCAGGTCAAAGATCAGTTCTTTCCCAACGCAGAGATCACGCGCCTGTGGGTCAATGTGCAAGCGTTCGGAGATGAGGCTTCGCTGCACAGGGACTTCCCAACTGAGTTTCAGGACACGGCAAGATCCGTGATCTGGTACCCGGTAGCCGAGTGGAGTGCGGATTGGGGAGGGGATTTGGTGGTCTTGGACGATCTGGGTGAAATCCAGGCGGCAGCCATGGTCAAGCCCAATCGGATGGTGCAGATCAATGGCTGCATGCGCCATGCTGCCCGTCCGATCTCCCGCTATTGCAACGCCTTGCGTATCGCGGTGGCGTTTGGTTCGGAGGTGGCGCCATGATCGAATACCTCTGGCCAACGCCAGTGCTCAAGGACACGGCACCCTGGATTCAGTCTGAAATGGATGAACTTCGGCGCTACACGGTCGAAAGATTTCATGACCATCAGACACATCCACCCGTGCACGGCTTGCCTGATGTGGACGTCCGGCTGAGGGTCCAGCTCAATCTGTTTCATGCCCATCATGAGGCGCATGCACCGGCAGTCTGGCATCCATGGAAACTCTGGGTAGAGCGTACCTACCGCAACTACCTGCTCGAAGCACATGGTGTGCGCAATGCCCAGGAGCTAAAAATCGAGGCGCGATGCATTCCCGTGCATTACCAGCCTGGCATGCGGGCTCAGCCGCACTACCACCACACCTGTGACCATGTCCTGTGTCTGTATCTGGATTGCGGGCAAGGACGAAGTCCACCGCATCAACGCAGCTGGACCGTCGGTGACGGTGAACTTATCTTGCAGGATCCCCGCCCAATGGCGGGGTTTCCATTTTGGGAGAAGGTTCGCTACATCGAAACCTTTCCTGGACTTGTGGTCCTGCATCCATCGCGCATCTGGCATGAAACCAACCCCTTCAATGCCCAGGGTGAGCGAACCCTTCTGGTGGTGACTCTACGGGTCGCCTCTCACAACTACAGCGATCTGTACACCGAGCTCAGAGGAGGGACGTTGTGTCTTTGAATTTACATACCCGTCCAGGTTATGAGGTGGATGTGGTCCGTGTGGACGACAGCACCCTGCGCATGACTGTGTTGGTCACCAATCCCGACGGCAAAGCTTCTGGCCGTCATGTTTTCAACATCCAAATGATGCCGGGTGCTGACCCGGCACAGGTTTGCCGAGAGGCATACCCCATCGCATTCGAGGAAGCTTTTTCATGAAATTTACACTCACCCTCAATGGCAAGAACGGGTTTGAGCGACAGGCCGTCTACAACCCTGAGGACTCCAGCCTGGTCTGGAAAGACAGTGGGGAGCCTTTGCCATTGCCACAGGCATTTGCTCGCCAGGAGGGCATGCAGTGGCAGCCTTTTTGGCATTTGCATCACCCCTCCAATCCGGCCGGAAAATCAAGGGCAATTCGCCATCTCAAGCTGCAGCTGGGCCTCAAATGCAATTACGCATGCCAATACTGCTCACAGGCGCACCAGCCCCATGACCTTGACGGGCACCCGGACGATGTCCAGCCTTTCATGCAGCAACTCGAGGGGTGGTTTGCTGGAGGAGAGGATGGCCAGGGTTTTGGCGTCAAGATCGAGTTCTGGGGTGGAGAGCCCTTTGTTTATTGGAAATTGCTCGAGCCCCTGGGGGAGGAAGTCAAACGCCGCTATCCCAATGCTCAGTTGTCGATCGTGACGAACGGATCGCTATTCGATGACGAAAAACTGGCTTGGGTGGAAGCGCTGGATATCGGGATTGGCTTGTCTCATGACGGTCCTGCCCAGTCATTCCGTGGCCCAGATCCATTGGCTGATCCTGAAAGGATTGTTCAGATCAAGCGATGGGTATCCAGGCGCATGCCACTGGATCGAATGAGCTTCAACACGGTTCTGCACCGGCACAACCAATCCCTCAAGGCGGTTAGGCAGTTTTTCGCTGACAAGCTCGATCTGCCAGTTCAGGCCATTGTGTTGGCCACCGAGGAAGTGATGCTGCCCTATGACCAGGGTGGTCTTTCGCTGACGCTGGAAGGTACTGATCTCGATCGATACCGCCACCAGATGTTTTGGGAACTCGTGACAGGCTCTGGCATGTCGGTGGGGACGATGCGTGACAAAGTCGACGAATTCATGCGGGCGCAGGCACAGTCCAGGCCGCTGAAAACTTTGGGTCAAAAGTGCGGCATGGATCGTGATGACTCGATTGCCGTGGACATGAAAGGCAATGTGACGACCTGCCAGAACATGAGTGCTTCGACCCATCACAGGATCGGTCACGTTGAGCAATTTGACGACATCGCACTGAATACGGCGTACCACTTCAGCACCCGAATCGAATGCCCACGTTGTCCAGTGGTGCAACTTTGCAAGGGGGCATGCCTGTTTCTGGAGGGCGGCTACTGGCGCGCTGCCTGCGACAACTCGTTCGCGCACAACCTGGCGGTCATGGCCGCAGCTCTGTACTACCAGACCCAAGGGCTGATCCTGACCCGGATTGAGGCTGATGCAATTCGCTCGTCACGACAGAACGTGATTGACGTCATCAGTCTTGCGTTTATCGAGTCTGGCGGGGACATGCAGACCGTGGTTCCTGTCCTGCAGGTTCGAAATGCGTTTCCGATTGCGGTTGTCGCCGCATAAATTGGCTTAGAAGCCTTTCATTTCATTCTTTGTTCATTTTTTGTTATCAGCCGCCATGGTTCGCCCTGGCGGCTTTTCTTTTGGAGTTACGAATGCCAGAACCGACAAGCAGTGGGGTCGCCGGAGCGGCGGTCGCCTACAAAGCACTGGGAGGCTCCGCAGCTGCGGCAGCCAGTGGCGCCACCTTGGCGGCTGTGGTGGTCATGTTGATGACGCCGCCTCGCAACAAGCGCGAGTGGGCCGTTGGGCTGATCAGCACCGTGGTGTCGAGCATCGGCGGTGGCGCCATCACCGTCGAACACTTTGGGCTTCATCACTGGGCTTTCTCAACCATGGGGCTTTGCGCTTTGGGTGGGTTGATTTTTGCGTGTGGTCTGCCTGGATGGGCGATGGTGCGGTGGACATTTGCCTTCATCGACAAGCGCCGAGACGATTCCATCGATCAGGTGGCCAAGGATGTGAAGGAGTTGCTGTGAATCCCAGTGAATTCATCATGCGGCTCACCTCGGTCGCTGTCGCAACAGCCAAAGCTACGGGTGTCCCTGCCAGCATCACGATTGCTCAGGCCGCCCTCGAGTCTGCTTGGGGAGAATCAGGCCTAGCGAAAGCTGGGAACAATCTCTTCGGGATCAAGGCGGACAGCCTCTGGCGCGGGCAGACCCTGACCATGAACACCAAGGAGTTCATCAAGGGGCAGTGGGTGGTGGTACCTGCCTTATGGCGTAAGTACCCGAGCTGGCAGGCCAGCATCGACGATCATGCTGCGTTCCTCAAGCGCAACCCCCGGTACAAGGCATGCTTTGCATGCACTACTGCTCCTGCGTTCGCCAGGGCACTGTCTCAAGCGGGCTATGCCACTGATCCAACGTATTCAGACAAGGTCATTTGCCTGATGACGCAGCACAACCTGATGGCTTTGGACGGAGGTGCGACATGAATTGGATCAATCGATTCTTGCTGGCCAACTGGTCGCACATCTTTGACGCACTTCTGTTGACCATGGCGCTGCTGTATGGAATTCAGATCGGTGAATCCCGTGTCCAGAAGGCCTGGGACATAGAAAAGCAAAAGATCGGGTTGGCCCAGACCAGGCAAGAGCAGTACGTAGCTGATGTGCGGCTGTCCCAATCTCAAATCACGCAAGAAATCTCGAATGAATACAAAAAAAGTTCAAAACTGCTGGCTGATAGCCAGCCTGACACTCGTTTTGGCGGGATGTGCAACGGCGCCGCAACCAGTGGCAGGGATCTGCCCCTCGTTCCCGAAACTTCCGCCAGAGCTGCTCCAGCCCGCTCCGACTCTTTACCTGCTTCCCCGGGAGATGCGGGATCAGTGAGCTGCGAGCAGCTGAGCAAGGATGCGGCGCAGACCACCCTGATGCTGGTGGAGATCCAGCGGTGGGTTGAGGCCATGCAGACCTCATATCGGGTGGGACAAGCCCCCGAGTAAGCACTTCCTGGCAAAGTACCTACTCGAGTCTGGCAAAACTTGCCTAACTGGTGAATTCATGCCTTCATGTCCAACATAATGTCACTTGTAAATTGCATTGTCATTTCATATTCCAAAACGAAGCGAAGTGGTGTTGTTCCCTCTGCTCAGCCTGGATCTGTGAGAGTGATGGCTGTGCAAAATGAAATAAATGCAAAATAAGAGCGGTATCCCTGTAATTGATCTTTTCGCTGGCCCTGGTGGGTTGTGTGAGGGCTTCGCATCGCTGGTACGCGGTGGTTCACGCGCGTTTGACATTCGTGTCTCGATTGAGAAGGACCCCGTCGCTCACAGGACCTTGTCTCTTCGAGCACTTTTCCGTTCTTTTCCCGTCGGCAGGATTCCTGCGTCCTATTACCAGTACATCAGGGGTGAAATTTCCCGAGAGCAGCTGGAGAGCGATCCTGCAGTCAGTCCGTATGTCGAAAAGGCATATTCAGAAGCCAGATGCGCTGAATTGGGCAAGGACGATCACACGGAGATCGACTCCTGGGTCCGGGAAGGGTTGGCCGGAGCGAAAGAGTGGGTCCTGATCGGTGGACCGCCTTGCCAGGCTTACTCGCTTGCTGGGCGCGCCAGGATGCGTGGCGGCAATCCGAAGGAATTTGAGGCAGACAAACGACATTTCCTCTACCGTGAGTACCTGCGGATCATCAAGGAATTTTCTCCTTCGGTGTTTGTGATGGAGAACGTCAAGGGAATGCTGACTTCACAGCATTCTGGGTCCTTCATATTCGATCGCATACTTTCAGACCTTCAGTCCCCCGGTAATGGCCATCAATATTTGGTCAGGTCATTTGTTGTCCCAGGCGATATCGAGGCTCCTGATGACTTTGTGATCAAGTCCGAGAATTACGGCATACCGCAAAGCCGACACAGGGTCATTCTGTTCGGAATCAGAACCGATGTCGCGAAATCAGTGCCTGATCTGGTGAACCGTCCCGAGCGGTTCTGTCTGGAACAGTCACCCAGAACCAACGCCCGGGATGTTCTGGATGGATTGCCCGCACTGCGTAGCCAGTTGTCCAATCGTTATGACGGCATGCCTGACTCTGTCGCCAATTGGCAGAAGGCTCTGACGAACGGACTGAAGGTCCTGGAGAAGAAAAGAAGCGCGGTTCCATTGCGTGTGTTGGAGCGCGCCCAGTGGGCCGTTACCAAGTCATGGATCCACAAATCAACCGGTGGAAAATTCATCCAGTCGGATATTTCGATGAATGGACCTCTGGCTGCCTGGTACCTCGACCCCAGGATCGGTGGCGTTACGCTGCATGAAACAAGAAGCCATATGGAATCCGATCTGCATCGGTATCTGTTTGCCTCTTCATTCGCTCGAGAGGAAAAGAGATCTCCAAAACTGCGTGATTTTCCAGATGCGTTACTTCCGAGTCATGAAAACGTGGATAGTGATTCAACTCCATTTGTGGATCGATTCCGTGTCCAGCTACGCCACCAGCCATCCACAACGATCGTGTCCCATATTGCCAAGGATGGGCACTACTACATTCATCCCGAGCCCTCGCAGTGCCGGAGCCTGACAGTTCGAGAGGCTGCGCGCTTGCAGACGTTCCCCGATAACTACTTTTTCGAGGGCAATCGAACACAGCAGTACCACCAGGTGGGTAATGCTGTCCCGCCGCTGTTGGCCCGGAAAATCGCTGAAATTGTCCTCAGGCTGTTGCAGTCGGCCGGACGTTGAAATCTCCCGAGACCTCGTTCCCTGAAATCCAGCGAGCCAGGTCCGCCTGAAGGACCTCAGGGGAGGTGGACTTCAGGTAGCACTCCCAGATCGTCAGAACGCGCCATCCGAGTGCAATAAGTCTGGAGTGGGCAGTCTGATCCCTCATGGCATTTGCATGAAGTTTGGCTGACCAGAATTCTGTTCTGGTCGAAGGAATGCGCGCAAGTTTGCAGCCCTTGTGCATGTGCCAGAAGCATCCATGAACCAGGATGACGGCCCTGAATCTTGGCAAGACGATATCTGGCTTGCCCGGCAAATCCTTGCGGTGCAGTCTGAACCTGTACCCTTGCGTGTGCAGTGCCTTGCGAACCAGGATTTCCGGTTTTGTGTCTCTGGCCTGAATGCCCGACATCATCCTGCTGCGTACTGCGCTGGAAACGATGTCGACCACTTTTATCAGCCGTTGTAGCGAACTTCAGAAATGCCTGAGGCTACAGGAGAGTAGGACGCACTGAAAACTGCATCCCTGCACTCTGGCTTTTTGGCCCATTCCGAAATCATCTTGCCCCTGGCACTTTCGTGGAGCACATCACTGACCTGGCGTGCCCATGTCTCAATCTGTTTCAGGAGTTCATGAGAGACAGCCTGGTTGGTCCAGATCTTGTCCAGATCGATGCGGTCACCGAGCATCATGGCCGTCACTGAAACGGTATATGCCGTGATGTTTGCCTGGAATGCTTGGAACATGGGGCGGATCAGTTTTTGAGCATCCCGGTAAAGCTTTGCCTTCGCGATCATGGCTTTGAAGTCAGCGGTGGAGGGCAGTTTGACTTCCTGTCCCTCTGGAGCGACGAGCGCAGCCATAAAACGGTCAAAGTTTTTCTGGGAGCCGAGGCTGACAATCTCAGGTTTCTGATCCCAGGCATTCAGATACTTTGCAAGATCCGTTTTTGTCAGGCGGCGACTCGTTGGGATGGCGTCCTTGATCTTCTTGAGCTTGGCAGGGGTTGTTCCTTCCCTGGCCAACAAGGTGTTGTAGCTTCCTGCAGCGCGTTCATAGAACCACTGACTAACTCCATCTGGGCAGTAAACAGTACGGGAAATCTTTTCGATCTCCACATGGAATGGCTTGTTGGCAGAGAGGTCTGACTGCCTGACAGCGTTCTGGCTGTTCGCGAAACGGGAAATGTCTGACACCAGGGCTTCTTCCTTGGCGGGATCCTGAACTCTCATGACAATGATTTTTGCTGCCACTCGGACGCTGGACAGATCGACTTCAGGATACTTCTTCTTTGTGAAGTACAGGGAGGCAGTGGTTTGCCCCCCGTTGACGATTTGAAGGCCCTTGATCCATGCAATTCCGGTCATTCCATCCTGGGAGTTTCCCAGTCTGATTTCGTCGGCAACCATGACAATGCCGTTGTTGTAGGCCATGAAGCGTTCGGGTGAATTTCTAAGCGTGCTTTGTATGCCCGCATTCACGCCCTTGCCCTTGACGCTCAGAAAAGAGCGAACGTTTGCTTCAAGAAGTCGGGCCCCAAATTTCTCGTAAAGCAGGCGAAGAGCATCACCAGGAACGGCGGTTAATGCATAGTCATAGTCATCGTTCTGTCCATTGACGAAGACACAGGGCAGGGGCTGGCCTGACAGCTCATTGAAATCGATGACCAGCTCGTCACGCGGTTTTCCCTCGGATATGTGGCGGTGTAGCCGCTCAATGTCCATGACCTCCAGCCTGACAGCCTTTCCGTTAATTTCTTTTGTCTTGAAGCTCTTGGAATTGGCGATACGGTCAGTAATGACGAAGATGCGAATCTGTTCCAGATCGTTGTAGATGGCTTGCAGCGTCTCGGCCAATGACCGGACATCGTTGGTCGGATCCAGTTTTGGAGCGAGCGTTCCTTGTGCGCAGAGGGACAGGAAGCGGAAGCATTGCTCAACAGCCGTTTTCGTTTCAACATCAGGGATGCGCGTTGGCTCATCTACCCCCTGGTAGAGGCTGACGAACAGATCTAGCTGATCGTTGTCGTCAGACAGTGCGTAGCCACTCAGCCGCAATATGGCGTTGCCAACCTTGCCTTCGAAATGGCACTGGACAGGTTCGAATGTCATGCCAATCTCTGCCATGTGATCCATGACGATGTTGGCATAAACAAGTTCTTCGTAGAGGGCTCCGTCCTGCATCTGCGCGCGCACAGTTGCCTGTGTTTCCCTCAAAAATTCAGCCAGTTCCATAGTCAGATCATTTCCAGTTTCTTGAGAGCGGTTGTCAGGCCAATATCCTGGCTGAGCATGGGCTCAATATTGATTTCGTAACGTGCACTGATTACTCCAGGCTTCACGTTGCCGTGCGTCAGCCTGGGGAAATGCTCGCCAACTTCAAGCATTGCGAGTTCCCGGAGGGAAAACCTGCGATGGTATTGAGAAGCATGCGCTGTCATGTATCCAGCGGCAAGAACTCGATCCTCAAACTCGGAAAGCGTGATTGGATCGGATTCCAGCCGTGTCCTGATTGCAGAAATCTTTTCGGGGAGTGTTTGGCCACTCTCAGTCAGCGCATATTTGACTGCACCCAGAAAAATGGGCTTGCAGTTCGTGTCATCCAGTTGTTCCAGCGAACCAATTTTTGCGACCATTCCAGCCGAGGCAATAGTGGTCTTGACCTCGATGGCACCAAAGCCAAGCTCGAAATCCCTGATCCCATCAAGTGGCCCACTCCAGGCTCCGATTGCCGCTTCAGCAGCCAAGCCGACCTCGAGCATTTTCTCCAGCATGGTTAGTTCGCCTACGAGACCGACTTCGTTTTCTGCAGACAAAGGTACGGCGCCCTTGCGCATGAACTCCTGCCACGCTCGAATCCTGCCAAGGAAAGCGCGCAATTCACGACTGTGGTCTCCGGTGCCAGTGGCCAGGATCGCCTGTAGAACATCCGAAACCATGGCAGAGAACAACTCAAGGTTGCCATTCGGACTCCTGGTCAATGCAAGCCAGACCAATCCATCCTGTTCAGAATTCACACGAGTGACGTGGAATCCCAATCCTTCAGGCAATTTTTCGTTTCGTGAGATTTCACTTTTGCGAAATCCCGCAAGCAATGCTTCGCATTGATCCGGGAAATTACGCCCAGCTCTGAACCTGCCGGGATGGTTTGGCAACACTGCCACTGTGTTCCATCCGGATGTGCCTTGCGCGGTCTGGATTGAATTCCAGGCAAGCTGAATTTCGTCAATCAACCTGGCCATATTCCTGAGCCCATTGTGCTTGGGTTAAATGATCCACTGCATATTTGACTTTCACCCCGGCATCGCTTGCAGGGAAGCTGATACCGAATGCAATGACAGGTTTTTTCCAGTCACCAAAGCCAGGACCAAATTCGGCCTGCTCCGGGTCCAGTGGGTACAGGATCAGCAGGCCTCTCTCAGGGGCAGCCTGTATTCCCTGTTCTGGAGCGCCCATGCCTCTGATGTGGCGGATGGCCAGCCCATTGGGAACTGTGGGTGCATCTGGCTTTTTACCGTCTTTAACTCGAGCTGCGTCTGGATTCCAGTTTTTCAGAGTCAAAGCCATGGCTGCGTCCCAGGCAGGGCCATCAAGATCGATGGATTCATCTGGCGGTGAGACGGGGCGTCCAATGGCATAGCGGTCGCTGCGTGAATCATCCGCTTTCCGCTTGATCATGCGATCAACCCTGGGCCCGCCGGTGAACTGGTAAGAGACTCCGGCACCACCGTCTGCCAGGTAGACTGTCCAAGAGGTCAATTGACCGATCTTGGCCATTGACCGGATGAAATCCCGGATCAGGGGGCTATTGACCTTGCGCGCAGCCGGATGGGTGGCGTAGGCATCAAAAAAGTCTGCGATAGCTTCGCTGGACACGTTGTTCCAGAGGTGCCCGTTCCATTTTTTGGGCTTGCCTTCCCGCATTCTGATGATTTCAGGTGATTCTTGCGGAGAGCCACATGCCTGGAGGAGTCTCGTGGTCGCATCCAGATTCTTCGACAGGATTTCAGCAGTGCTGTGCAGCGCCACAGTCTCAAGGATTTCGCCGCTGAAAGACAGTTGCAAATCCTTTGCTGTTCGCATTTTCAGAGGGGATGTGACCAGCAGAACCGGATGCGACTGGACCCTGAGACCATAGTCCTTGGGGGTTGCCCCACTGTCCTTCATGGCTTCAAATTCGTCGCGCAGTTCCTCGGATGCATCAGCAATGTGCTGAAACCACTCGATCAGATCATCGGTGGTGTACAGGCGGCAAAGATCCAGATAGCCTGGGCGGTACCCGAACCATCGCCCCATTTGCATGAGGGTGTCGTACATTTTTGATGTGCGGACAAAGTAACTGGTGCAAAGCCCTTCAAGCGTAAGGCCCCGAGCGAGCTTGTCGCCGCCGACAGCAATCACTTTCAGTCCCTTGGTGCCTGGAGTGGCGTAATCAAGAACATCCTTTGCCTTGCCGTTGATCATCCGTACTTCAATATCGGACAGTACATCTCCCAGTTTCTGTCGAATTTCTTCCCAGGAATGATCTGGCGGCTGGGTTTCGGATTCAACCAGTCTCTCGATCACAGCCGTGCGTGTTGGCGAGAAATCCTCCTCCCAGAGTTTGCGCATCTGCTCCAGCGACTCGGTGTCATCAACGCCACGGGTAATACGTTGGCGAAGCCCTGTGACGTATTCCTTTACCTGCCTGTGAACATCCTTCTGAACCTGGATATAGCGGGTAACGTGAATCAGCATCGATGAATGCTCGCTGCCCTGGCCGCGTAACTCGCGGGAAGCACAGGCCAGCACAAATGACTGGATTGCGTTCTTCAGCGAGGGGGGGGGGGCGTCAACGCCAAGATAGAAAGGTTGATGATGCTTGTCATGTTTTTCAGGCATCCAGCCTGACTGACGGTCTTCGCTCATGTGGTCCTTGAAGACGCGCATGAGAGGAAGACCTCCGGTTCTTCCATCGACATCTTTCAGGCCAAAGATGCGAGTAGGACCGACGTAATTGGAAGGAGCTGCGAGATTGATGATGAATGACTTGGGAAACAGGTCCGCGCCCTCATCAGTGGTCTTCCCTTGCCTGTGGATAAACACGTTGGCGAACGGGGTGGCCGTGTATCCGACATAGGCTGACTTTGCAAAGCTGTGCAGAATTTTCCGGATTCGGCTGTTGATTGCCTTGGGCTCGTGATCCGGATCGGGGTTGCCTTCGGAATCAAATGTCTGCTCCCCGGTATCAACTGACCCGTTATCTGCCTCGTCATCGATCAGTAGCAGAGGGAGATTGGTAACGTATTTGAGACCGGTTTCGTTATCTCTGGCATCGGCGACATGGTTCTTGATCCATTTCAGCAGGCGATCAAGGACGGTTTTATTTTTCTTTACGACGAATAACCAGGGGCGTTCCTCTGGAGTGATGGCCAGGTGGTTCGCAACCTTTGTGCTGAAGTCACCGTTTTCAGTTCGGTTAGTAGCGCAATTGGGCTTGATCTCCAGGTCGCGTCCCATTTCGCCTACTCCGATGAATTTGACGACATCGTTATTGGCAGATGTTTCGTAGCCCAGAAACCCTTCCTCGAGTCGAATCTGGGTCTGGGATCGAAGGTTGTTGTGAAGACCTGCCAGGATGATGATGATCTTGTAGCCAGCGTCAGCCGCTTTACAAATCAGTCCTGTGTAGTTTGCGGTTTTTCCGGATTGAACATGCCCGACCACCAGACCACGCCTGTCCCAGGAACCTGTCCGGTTGGGGTCTTCAAGTAGGCCAAGCACTTCGTCGGTAGAAATTTCCAGCGCGTCTATGGCGGCCGGAGGCATTTTCCGCTCCAGCATGTCCCTGTACCTTGGCCAATATCGCCAGCCCTTTTTTCGGGATGAACCAAGCCAGGTTTCGTGATCACTGTCATCGGAGAGTGTGGAGTTCTTGCCGATCCAGATGCTGTAACGACGGATTAGTTCAGCGATGGCACCTTCGATATCAATTGGTTCATCCTCCCGTCGGGGCATGATGGACGCGGCCAGCTCAACCATTTCCTTGATCAGCGAAGCGGTTGGGTTCTGGGTGGCTTGTTCCATCAGCAGGTTCTGTGCATTGCTGATGACGGTGCTTGTTGGCTTGTTGAATTCGCTCATTTGCTATTCCAGTCTGGTCTGATTCATCCTCGCATTCAGGATTCCGGATCGGAAAGCTGTGCAATCAGATGAGGAAAATTCTGAAATGGATCTGTGCAGGCCAGTCTCGCCCTGGCATCCGCGATATCCATGCCCTTTCGGATAACCATATTCCTGAACAAGGTTTTCATTACCTTCAGAACCGTTTCGTCTGAGCTGGAAGCGAAGCTTGTGACTGGCGTTTCCTTTTGCTCGGCGGTGTCCAGCCAGATTTTCTGAACAGGAACAGTCTCTTCAATGACCCTCAGCATGCTGAGGATCAGATCCTTCTGGGTGGAGGTGGCGTCATCAAGAACCGCTGCAATGCTTGGATGCGCCTCGTCGATCCTGTAGCGGATTCCCTTGGACGTACGCTCTACCTTCCAGGCTTGCTCGATTGGTGTACCCGCATTGATATTGGTTGGGCTTCCTCGGTAGGCAAAGACCCGGCGGGCACGTTCCCGCGTGTCAGTTGCCATACTGGTCAACCAGGCACGCAACGCTACAGGAGGGCGTGCAACTGACTTCTTGACGTCAATTTTCCAGTCTGCATCTGCCGTGTTGGGGATGTCCAGCCGAATACGGGCAAGTCTATGGGGCTCTTCGCGGTTCCAGGCTCTGGGCTGTCCCAGTCCCAGCCATCCACCAGCGACCAGAAGCCGCTGGTTTCGGTAAACGTAAAAACCCTGTTGAGCGTTCCACCCGGCAGGACCACCGTTGATCTCGTATTCCCTATCTGTCAATTTGTCCCTGTGAGGGAGGACGTGGCATTGAACTTCAATGTTTCCGCATGAGGTCATGTGCCTCTGGACAGGAGATGTCCATGGTTTTGCGGGATGACCACTCAGGAAAGGATCCCATGCCTCGATCTTTTTCCCATTCAGGTTTAGTCGCAGTTTGGGATGGTGTCCTTCGAGCAACCGATGAAAAACCATGGCCAAGTGACGCTCGACCTGTTCTTCCATCAAGGCCAGGAAGTCATTGACCGTAAAGCTTTCAGTGACGATGCGGTCAAGCATCTCCCAAATCACGATTGTCCCGTGGTCGAGAGATTCCAGCTTCCCAGGCAGGTCCTCAGAGCCGGGTGCCGGTCCTTCAATCAGGACCCATCCCATGTCCGGATTGGCTGTGAGCAAATCCAGATCCCATCGCAGACAGCTGCTGATGCCGTTCTTTCTGGATGCAACCGTGAGGCGTTTGCATTGCGAAAATGAGGCAGTCTTGAGCCCCATGCCGAATCGGCCAAGATCGTTCGGTGATCGTGCGTCGAGAGGGTTTTTGTCGCCAAGTGTCATGGCGCTCTCAAGCTCCTGGTCACTCATTCCGGACCCGTTGTCCAGAATATAGATGTTGCTCGACTTCTCTTTCCAGTTGAATTGGATATCCAGCGTTGTGGCACCAGCGGAAATGCTGTTGTCGATGATGTCGGCCAGAGCAGCAGCGGTCGAGTAACCAAGCCCACGCAGAGATTCCAGCATGGCGCTGGCCCTTGGTGGTGCGTTCCTTGTAGCCATCTGGTTATTCTGTTTGGATGGGCTCATGGGCGGTATCCAATAGGTCTTTGAGTTTGTCGCTTCGGGACGGATGCTTCAACTTCCGCATGGCTTTGGACTCGATCTGCCGGATGCGTTCTCGTGTCACCCCAAATACCTGTCCAATTTCCTCTAGCGTGTGATCTGTTGACAAGTCAATTCCAAACCGCATCCGCAGAATGCGGGCCTCGTTGGGTGTCAAACTGTCCAGAATATCCCTGACTGTTTCATGAATGTTGTGCTGCAATGCGGCATTCATGGGAGCTGATTGAGCGTCATCTTCAATCAGTTCAGCCGGCAGATTTCCCTCTTTATCGAGCAGCGTATCCAGGGGTACGGGCTCTATATCGAATTTCATGATCCGTCGAATCTTGTCCTCGGGTATCTCCATCCGGCCCGATAAGAGGGAAACGTCTGGCTTGGTCCCGTGCTCCTGGAAATATTGCCGAGAGATCCGGTTGAGTTTGTTGATGACTTCGATCATGTGCACCGGAATACGGATGGTGCGTGCCTGGTCGGCAACGGCGCGGGTAACGGCTTGACGGATCCACCAGGTGGCATAGGTCGAGAACTTGTAGCCACGACGATATTGAAATTTGTCCACAGCCTTCATCAGGCCGATATTTCCTTCCTGAAGAAGATCCAGGAATTCCAGTCCGCGATTGGTGTATTTTTTTGCGATCGAAAGCACCAGCCGAAGGTTGGCTTCGATCATTTCTTTCTTGGCATCTCGGCAGGCGCTCTCGCCAGCGTTCATGCGCTTGGTGATGTCCTTGAGTTCATCCAGTGGAACCACAACGCGACATTGCAAATCGATCAGATTTTGTTGAATATCCTGAATTTGCGAAATGTTCCGCCCCATGTTGGCAGACCAGGGCATGCCGGAAGCAGCCTGCTTCTCTATCCACTTGAGGTCGAGCAGATGTGAAGCTACGCGGCTGCCCGTCTTGTCACGGCTACCGAATTCGGCCAGGAACTGGTCCTGCGGATAGCTGCACTTGTCCACGATGATGCGGCGCAGTTCACGCTCTTTCTTCCGCACATCGTTCACCTGGCCGCGCACCATTTCGCAAAGCTTTTCAATCACCTTGGCGGTGAAGCGGATGGTCATCAGCTCTTCGGATAGCGCAGTCTGAGCCCTGACGTAGTTAGGTGTTCCCCAGTCCTCCTTGTCGTAGACCTGGTGCAACACTTCAAACAGATTGGCTATCTTGTCAAATCGTTCCAGAGCCTGGTTTTTCAGTTCTTCGAGCTGCTTGCTCTGGGCACGGGAATCGCCATTGCTTTCGTCTTCATCGGCATCGTCGAATTCGACGAAGTCATCTTCGGCCACATAGTCGTCGGATTCGTTGAGGTTGGTAAAGCCATCGACGATGACTGAGACGCTGACTTTTCCTTCTCGGATTTCATTGGCCATGGCCAGGATTTCAGCGATGGTGGCGGGCGATGCGCTGATCGCCTCCATCATGTCCATCAAGCCTTTCTCGATGCGCTTGGCTACTTTGATTTCACCTTCACGTGACAACAGTTCAGCCTTGCCCATTTCGCGCATGTAGAGGCGTCCTGGGTCGTTGGATGATCCCGAAAGGTCGTCCAGGTATTCGAGTGCACTATCTAAGGTGCGCTCTTCCTCTGCCGTCTCTTCATCATGCAAGTGAACAGTGAAGTCATCAAATATGGACACATATTCGTGCCGTTCGTCCGTCTGCCCCCCCAGATCGTTGATGACCTGACGGATGTTGTTGGAAAAATCCAGATCTTCAATTCCGAACTCCGACAACGCAATGTCCTGGATCTGGAAATCCGGAACACTGCCCTCCCGCAGGACTCTCAGCAGTGCACTTCTAATCGCAGCACGTGTTTCCGCGATGGCAGTTCTGACAATCGGTTCTGCGAACTCGGGAAGCGAGACATCAAAATCTTCCCAGTCGGCTGAAGTGTCAATCGCAACGTGCTTTGAAATCGCTTTTTGCTGAACTTTGACCTTGAGCGCAATTTCAGGATTTTCTTCAGGGGGAGGGGCTTCCTCTTCCGGTTCCCAATCCCCGATGTTCCATTCCGAATCCAAGTCATCCTGAACAGGATCGACTGTGAAGTCGTTTGATGCTGCAGAGGGCTCCGTTGCCTGTTCAGTTGTGACGGGAGGCGGGAGGTCTGGTGCCTGTTCCACCGGCTGAGCTGCAACAGGAACTGGCATGAACGACAGTATGAGTGCAGCGGTCTCGCCACATCCTGCATCGGAGGCTATGGTGAATGCATCTTTCCCCTCCAAGTCCAATAGGAGAGGGTCGGCCCCGTTCTCCAGCAGTAGCCTGCAAGCATTGGTCTGTTTTTTTCTGGCCGCAATCATGAGCGGCGTATTGCCCGCGTCATCACGGGCATTCAGATCATCACCTTTTGTGTTGATTCATCAGCCAAACTGAGCCAGTGTTCACGTTGAATATTGAGCCACTGGTTTTAGGGAAGTTTTGTTCAGTTGGTTGTGGATAAGTCTATCTGCTCTGGGGCTTTGGCTTCTCCTTTCTGG